TCATTCTGCTCGTGCTGAAAAGCTGGCAGGATGGACGTTATGGAGTACAGAACACCCGTCTGGCATTGCCAAATTTGATAGTGTGACAACAATTGGAGATAAGATCTATGTGTCTGTTCTCCGTGGTACATCATATTATCTTGAGCAGTTTGCACCCGATCATCTTGATCTATCTCTTGATTGTTCAAAGTCATATACAAGTGGATCTGCACAAACAGTATGGACTGTTAACTCAATCTATCAGAATAGGGTTGTATCGGTTGTATCAGGTGGCTATTACCTTGGTGACTATACGGTAAACGGTTCTAATCAGATTACATTAAATGATGCAGTAACAGATATTATTGTAGGATTTAACTACGACGTGGAAGTAGAAACGCTTCCAGTACATATTGCACTTCCACAAGGTATATACACGGGTAGACCAAAACGTATTGCTCGTGTTATCCTTGGTTTAAATAGCACTCTTGCTGTTACTGTAAGAGGTAATCGACTTATCATACGTCAGGTTACGGATGATTTTTCTTTAACCCCAACTGCTGTAACTGGAAAGAAAGAGTTCTTTTTGCTTGGGTTTAATAGGGATGCAACTGTGCTTATAACTCAATCTGAACCATTGCCTATGAGGCTGCTTGGTCTAGCAATGGAGGTATCTGTATAATGTGTACTGGTATGGAACTATTGCTTGTATCTACGGCTGTGTCTGCTATTGGCGGTATGGCGCAAGCTGGCATGACTTCTGCTGCTGCTGAGTCTGAGGCTGCGTTTCGTAACTATCAGCTTGAAATTCAAAATCGTCAACTTGCAGAAGATAAGAAGCAAGCTGAGATCCAAGCACTACAACAAGAAAACGCTCGACAAGATGCGTCTCGTCGTGCTCGTGCAACTAATGAAGCGTTTATTGCATCGTCTGGTATTGGTGAGAATATTTCTTTCTTACAGGGTGCTGAAGTTGTTGCAGATCAAAACCTTCGTCGTGATATTGCAAGTATGCGATTGAACGCTGCTATTGGTCAGAATCGTATTGCTGATCAAATTATGGTAAACAAAGCAGAGGGACAATTCGCAACTGCTAAAGCTGGTATGATATCACAGGGTGCATATATTGGTGCTATTACAAACACAGTCTCAAGTGCTTTAAGCAATGCGTATCGTTATAAGACTGGTCGCTACTAAGGATTAACAAATGCCTATTCAAATTGATCCACAACAGATCTCAGTTGCGCCAAGTGGTCGTTATATCCGTGAGTTTAAGACGGATCTTCCTCGTCCTAATTTGAACCTTAATGCTATTTCGGAAGGCATTGGTCAGATTGCTGGCGAACAAATGACTAGAGAAGCAGAAATTACTGGTACTTCTGCTGGCAAAAATGCTGTTGTCCAAAAAGATGAAAACGGTAATTACAATCCACCAGCTCCACCAGAATCTTTTGGTGATACTGCTCGTCGTGCTTATAATGCTGCAATTGAGCAGACCTATACAAACTCTGTATATCGTGACACGGAACGCGTTCTTAATGAGATTGCTAATAAACCTAACACGCCTCCAGAACAACGCATACAATTAATGCAGGCACATATTGATGCAACTCTTAATAGTGTTGATCCTAAATATAAGGGTCAGCTTAATATTATTTTTGGTCGTGAGTTTAACCAACGTCAGGCTTCTATTCTTAATCAGGCTCGTAGTGATGATGCTACATATCGTTCACATGCTCTTGCTGGTGATGCAAAAGTTTCTGTAAATAGTGCAGTTGATGCATGGTCTGCTGGTGACTTTGAGGCTGGTAATGCTCATATTGCTGAAGCGCGTAAATCATATGAAATAGGTGCTAAATTAAAAACAACAGATGAAAATCTTATTGCTGATCAAATGCGCAAATTTGATGAGCAAACAAATGGATTTCGTTGGTTTAATGAAACATATCAAAAGGTACGTGCTGCTGTTGCAAACAAAACAGCTGATCCAGAAGAACTCAGTCGCCTAACTACTATGCTTCAAGAAGGAGCAACAGGTGCAGGCGCAACTGCATTTGGTATGACTGATACTGATATTGTTAAAAACATGTCTCGTGAAGCTCGTATTCATATGAGACAGGTTGTTAACACTCTTAGTACAAATTATTCTGCTGAGTTTGCCCAGAGCAATGAAGAGCGTAAAGCTCAAGCACTTCATGATTATTTGACTAATGGTGGCACATCTAAACCTGATATGTATTCAGATAAAGATCTTGCTAATGCTGCTCGTAAAGCAGCAGATGCTGGAGGATTTAATCTGTTTTCTAAAGATGGGGTAGAAAGAATTGCAAACCAATTTAATGGCGTATTGCCACATGAAATGTATAAATCATATTTTGCTGGTATCCATGAAAATGATGCAGGAACACCAGAAGGTGCAAAACGTGTTCAAGAAAAACTTGCACTCTATAATGCATTGAGGAATCTTCATACTAATACTGGAGTAGAAGATCGCACAGAAGTTATTGGTACAACAGAACGTAATTATCTTCATGCTATGGAAGATAGAATACAAGCTAGATATGGCTTGCAAGAAGCAGATCGTGCTGTAAAGGCAGCGTTTAAGTATGCTGGTGGATTAGATCAAGCCTCTTTGACTAAAGTTAGTCATCAGGCTTTTAGAGAATCTAGTGGTACAACTGGCCCAATTGATCCAAAAGATGTAATCATGGGTGCTATTAATACTGTAACAAGTTTTAGATTTTTTCAATCACCAAGTTATGGAGAACTGCCCAAAACTGCTCGTGATCAAATTGAGCAATCTATTGCTATGAGTGTTGCACAAGGTGTTAATTACAAACAAGCAGCTAAAGATGCTGGTCGTGATTTTGTAAACACTTGGACAAAAAGCAGTGAAGTTATTGCTGGTCTTACTGGTGGTACAACATGGATTCAGAAAAAAGATGATCAGATAGGATGGTCAAAGCAGCCGAGTTATATGCCTGTTCGGTATCTGTATAGATAAACTCACGGACAGCCTTTAGCGTGGCTTGAACATAAACTGTTGCACCATCAAAAGGATGTGGAGGAATATCAGCACAACCATATGGAGTCTGCCTATTGATTGTAATGTTACCAGCTGTAACCGTTGTGTTCTGGTTACGAGGAACATAGAACTCAGATGTCGATGTAAAAATTTGTAAATGCCGATTAGATACAAGATGCTTTACGTTTGATATGTCATCTGAGCCAACAGTAACTTGGATTGATTCATTATCAAGCCCTTCGCCAACATCAAAATTAAAAAACTGATTGATCTTAGAAGCCCATAAACCATCTGGTACTGATGCAGATCCACCAAACCAAAGACGAGCTTCATGAAATGTAACAGCTCCAGCATACCCAGCAACAACAGAAAATACTGGTTCATCCCAATCACGAGTTGGAAGATTCGCTCCACTAAATTTTACGTTTGGACCGCCACCATCAACACTTGATGTAGCAGCAGCCGCCAAATTAAACGTATATTTATTATCATCAACAACGGTTATTGTTTTTGCGCCATTAAAACCAGTTGCCCCACCAAAAGCATTAGTTCCAGAAATTGTAACACTAGCACCAGTTGCAAATCCATGTTGTGCATGTGTGACTTCAATAAGAGTAGATCCATCTTTTGTCTTAAATGGATCAATATCATAAGTCCCTTCTAAAGTTCCTTTAATTGTTCCTACAAGAACTGTAGAACTTGTAAAAGCTGTAATAAGGATTTCAATACCAAACCAACGAAGACGCAATCCAACATAGTCAGATGTAAAATATGCAGCACTTGCTGTAATTGTAACACCAGATCCAGTTGTAGCACTTGCTTTGAGAGTTACATCACTATCAGCAAACTTATAATACGGCTGAAAAATCTGTTCTCCATTTACACCTTCTGTAAATGCAAGAGCAGAACGTGTAAATGTTGTCAATCCAGTGCGTGTAATCTTTTGCATAGGCATTGTTTGATGGCAAACAATCATAACATCTGCAGCTTGACTATAAGTCATGCTAAATAAAATTGCAGTTGTCCAAGGACAACCTGTTATTGCAGTAATAAATGCACCGTCTGTGCCATATATATCAAGGCGTGTATTAGAAAACGCAAAAATATAACGCTCAGTTGATGAGAACTCAAATGGAACAAGGCGTGTTCGTGCAGTCAGCGTATTTAGATGCGTAGTTCCGGCACGACGAGCAACACCACCCTGATTGAGTAGCGCAACATTACGTAGTTTACGCGCACCATTTTGATACGCACCAGTATCATGGCGCATATCAAGAAGAGGATCTACCTCGCCAGACGAGAAGTTTGTTTGGACAAGTTTAACGCCCATACTTACCCCCGAATTGTAGTGCGAAGTTGATGATACCGCTGAACATTAAGCCGACGAGTTGTCTGGCTCTGACTATCAAGGGAACGAGCAGCAGCAAGCTGACGAACAGCTTTCTTTTCCCACATTTCTGCTAGCACTTCTTGTGCTGCAACAGAGTAGGCAAAGATAGAAGCCAGTTGATACTGAACTAGAGTAATGAAATATGGAGGCCAGCTATCCTCAGTCGATCTAAATGAGTAGTCAATATAGACTTCTTCTTCAGATGTTGCATTGCAATAGATCATATCTTGATAGCGATCATAGGGGACCACATTATCATTGATCATTACAGCATGGACAAGGATCTGGTCAGATGGGAGTTGATAAGCAGCATCCCAACGTGCATCAGGCACAGCAGTCAACCTAGACATTTGAACTTGCCCAGTTGAGAAACGCCAGCGATGACGGGAAAGAAGATCTTTAACTGTATCTTCATAGAGATTAGAGGCTACCGTTGCTTCAGTCGTGCCATCATCAAAGGATGTGATAGGTGATGCACCAATCAAGATCAAAGCACGAGCACAAATATCAATATCGGTAATAGCCACTATCTATCTCCACATAAAGAAATGGGAGGGACCGTGTAATCCCTCCCATAATGGGGCGAAAAGGAGGAAACGCCCCTAACTATTAAGTGCCGTTAGTAACAGTAACAGTG